CTCCTGACCCGCATGGAGGAATGTGCCGAAGGGTGGTGCAACGAGGCCCAGCGTCTCCACCAGCAACTGGCGGAGGCCACCGGTGGCCAGGCCGCTATCACCCAATCCGGCGCACTGGTCGTCATCCCGATGGAGCGCTGCGCATGAGTGCTGAAAAGTACCGCTCCGAGCAGGTCCAGCGCGCTCTGCGGGTCATGTTGGCCCTGGGGGCCAACGATTTTCGAGGGCTGCTGTTGAAGGAGGTAGCCATCGCCGCCGAGTGCGATGCGAGTACCGCGCTGCGCGCCCTGGAGAACCTGCGCATTGCCGGGCTGGCTGACCGCAGCCCACATGACGACAAGCGCTGGCTGCTCGGACCCCGCCTGGTCCAGCTGGCCTTTGGCTTCGACGAAGCCCTGCGCCGCGGCCAGGACGAACTCAACGAGCGTCGCCAACGCTACACCCGCCTTCCGAACTAAGGAAATCCCATGGCCCGCAAAGCATCTACCCCGAAAATTGACCCCATGCCGGAGATCAATCAGGAGGCATTCCAGGAGGACGTGAACGCAGTCGGTGTCCTGGGCGCCATTGCCCAGGGAATGCATGAGGAGCGCGACCTGGTCAACCAACTGCTCGGCCAGGTGCAGATGGCAGATTCATTTGCCAAGTTTTCCGCGACGGTCGCGGTTTCCAAAATGGCGCATGTCAAAGAAAACAAGCTCTACAGGGCTCTCAAAGGCCAAAAAAACCGCGACGGTCGCGGTTTTAGCGGTACCTGGGAAGAATTTTGCGAACTTCTCGGCACATCAGCGCCCAAGGTCAATGAAGACATCTCCAACCTCCGGCAGTTCGGCGAAGAAGCCCTGGAGTCCATGTCCCGCATGGGCATCGGCTACCGCGAGCTACGCCAGTGGCGCAAGCTGCCCGAGGACGCCCGTAGCGCCCTGATCGAAGCGGCCAAGCAGGGCAACAAGGACGCCGTCGAGTACCTGGCCGAGGAACTGATCGCCACCCACACCAAGGAAAAGGCTGCCCTGGAGAAGCAGGTCGAGGATCTACGGGCGGACAACGAAGCCCTGGGCGAGCGCATGGCACGCAAGTCCCGCGAGCTGGACGAAACCGTCCACGAACTGGAAAAGACCAAGCGGCGCATCCAAACCATGAAGGCGGATGAGGCCGAGAAAGAGCTTCGCCAGGAGGCAACGGCGATCGCTTTCGAAGCCGAGGCCGACATCAGCGGCAAGCTGCGCGAAGCCTTCTCCGTCATGCTCGACCACGCCGAAAAGACCGGTACCGATCCCCGCACCTTCCAGGCCGGTCTGGTGCGCCACCTCGAAAAACTGCTCCTGCAGATTCGCGAAGAGTTCCAGTTGCCCGACGGCGAAGCCCCCGATGACATCAGCGAATTCGGCTGGATCGAGCAAATGGGCAAGTCCCAGCCTGCAGGCGTGGCTGAGGACTGAGCCATGAGCGCCGTCATTACTCAAGCCCTGGTCGATCTGGAGCGCGCCCTTCGCGCCGCCCCACGCGGGCAGCGCGTAGAGATTGCCCAGTCGACGGCCCAGCGGCTCGACATGTCACTCGCCACGCTTTACCGCAAGCTGAGGGAGGTCACCGCAGACAGCAAGCCCCGCAAACGCCGGAGTGACGCCGGCACCAGTGCCCTGAGCCGGGAAGATGCCCTGACCATCAGTAGCGCGCTGATGGAGAGTGCCCGCCGCAACGAAAAGCGCCTGTATAGCCTGGAGGATGCGGTGGAAGCGCTACGGGCCAGCAAGATGATCCGGGCGGACGTCATTGACGAGGACACGGGCGAGATCCGGCCGCTGTCCATCAGCGCGATATCCAGGGCTCTCTACAGCTTCGGGGTTCATCCCCAGCAATTGCTCCAGCCGGCTCCGGTGAGCGAGTTGAGAAGCCGTCACCCGAACCACGTTTGGCAGATCGATGCCTCTCTGTGTGTTCTTTATTACCTCAAGCCCGGCGCCGATGAGCACGGTAACGGCCTGCGCGTCATGGAGCATGACCAGTTCTACAAGAACAAGCCGAAGAACGTGGCCCGCATCGCCTCTAACCGGGTCTGGTCGTACGAGATCACCGAGCACGCCAGCGATTGGATCTACGTGAAGTACGTCATGGGCGCCGAGAGCGGCGAGAACCTGTGTGATGTGCTGATCGACGCCATGCAGGAGCGCGGTGGCAACGACATTCTGCATGGCGTGCCGCAGATTCTGATGATGGACCCAGGTTCTGCCAACACCTCGGCCATGGCCCGGAACCTTTGCCGTGCGCTGCGCATCCGCGTCATCGTCCACAAGCCCGGTGCCGCGCGGGTGACCGGCCAAGTGGAGAACGCCCGGAACCTCATCGAGCGCAAGTTCGAAGCGGGACTGCGCTTCCAGCCTGTCGCCGACCTGGACGAACTGAACGCTGCCGCCAAGACCTGGCGCGCGTGGTTCAACGCCGCGAAGAAACATTCCCGCCATGGCATGACCCGCTCGGAGGCCTGGATGCGCATCCGTGAGCACCAGTTGGTGAAGGCGCCCAGCGTCGAAGTATGCCGCCAACTGGCAATCGCCGAGCCGGAGAGCCGCAAGGTCACTAACAAGCTGCGCGTCAGCTTCCAGGGAACCGAATACGACGTCTCGGTCGTACCTGGCGTGATGATCGGCGAGAAGCTGATGATCACCCGCAACCCCTGGCAGAGCGATGCCGCCCAGGCGATCACTTTCGACCAGGACGGCCATGAAGTCTTCCACGTCATTCCGAGGATCGAGAAGGACAAGTTCGGCTTCTACGTGCGCGCCCCCATGATCGGCGAGGAGTTCCGGCCGCATGCGGAGACGCCTGCACAGAAGGCTCGCAAGGAAGCGGCCCGCCTAGCCATGGGCGCCAATAGCGATGCCGAAGAGCAGGCTGCACGCAAGGCCAAGGCCATTCCGTTCGGCGGGAGGCTGAAGCCCTACCAGCATATCGAAGACGCTCAGTTGCCGACCTTTATGCCACGCAAGGGCAGCGAGCTGCAGCTCGACGTGACGCTGCCCACCGTCGAGAGCAAGCCACTGAGTCACCCGGCAGCCGCCAAGATCCTCCGGGCGCGGCTGGATGGCGTCTGGAGTCCCGAGTCGATGCTCTGGCTCAAGTCCAACTACCCCGACGGAGTGCTGGAGGACCAGCTCGACAGCATCGTCGAGCAGTTGCAGGCGGCGCCCAGCCGGCCCGCGCTGCGCGTTGTGGGAGGTAACTCGTAATGCTGAAGCTCAAGGAAGTCCTGGCCAGCCTCGGCAAGCCGCAGACCGATCTGGCCCGTGCGGTCGATCTCAGTCCGGCGGCGATCGCTCAACTGATCAACCACAACCAGTGGCCGAAATCACTGGACCAGCAGCAGCTGGCCTGGCGGATCACCGAATACCTGATGGCTCAGGGCGCGCAGTTCGACACCGTGCGCCAGGCCTTCGACGAAGTGGGGCCCCGGCGCGCCAACGCCGGGGCCCCTGCAACCCCCGAAGACGCTCAAGAAAACGAGGAGTGCGAACCCATGCTAATGCGCAAACAGGTATTGCTGCCAGCCACGAAGAAGGCTTTCGACATCCGCCGCGATCCCTTCGACGAGCTGCAGAGTGCTGAAGACATCTTCATCAACGCTGATATCCGCTATGTCCGCGAGGCGATGCACCAGGTCGCTATGCACGATGGCTTTCTGGCGGTGATCGGCGAGTCAGGGGCGGGCAAGTCCACCTTGCGCCGAGATCTGGAGCATCGACTGGAAGGCACCCCGGTGACGGTCATTCAGCCGTACGTGCTGGGGATGGAAGACAACGACACCAAGGGCAAGCCCCTCAAGAGCGAGCATATCGCCGAGGCCATCCTGGCGGAGATCGCGCCAGACCAAACGCCGCGGAACAGCTCGCAGGCCCGCTGGGCACAACTGCACAAGGCTCTGAAGGCCAGCCACACCGCAGGCTCGCGCCACCTGCTGATCATCGAGGAGGCACACAGCCTATCGACCCCGACGATCAAGCACCTCAAGCGCTACCGCGAACTCGAACTGGGCTACACGAAGCTGGTGTCGATCATCCTGATCGGTCAGCCCGAACTGCTCATCAAGTTGTCGCCGCGCAACGGCGAAGTCCGTGAGGTGGCCCAGCGCATCGAGATCGTCGAGTTACCGCCGCTCACGGTCGGCGGGCTGGAACAGCACCTGGCGTTTCGTTTCGAGCGGGTTGGCAAGGCACTGAGCGATGTGATCGATGCATCCGGCCTGCAGGCCGTCATCGAGAGGCTGGGGGGCGTCAAGGAAAACAAGCCCAGCCTGCTCTATCCGCTGGCCATCGGCAACCTGGTGAAGGCCGCTATGAACTATGCCGCGCTCGTCGGCGAGCCGCGCGTCACTGCTGACGTGGTTCGGGAGGCCTGACATGAACGTCGTACCGATCACTGGCCGCATCCCTGAAGAGCAGCCGAAAGCTACCCATCTGCCGCTCTGCACCGTGCTGACGCCGGAGCTAGCCCGTTGCCTGGAAGCCGTCAACAGCGCCACCCGCGCCTTGCGCCAGGCCGGCATTCCGATTGAGCAGACGTCGTTACTCGATCGCCGCCTGTTCATCTGCGAAGAGGATTCGCTGCGGCTGCACCGCCGCTTCCGCAACGCCATCCGCGGCATTCGACAGACCACTCGCGGGATGGTCACCGTCCATGTCGTCAGCCTGCTCGGTGTTGACGTGGCCTGGACGACCCTGGTGAAGGAGCAAGACCAATGACCGTCATCACCCATGCCTACACCCCGCTGATGGATGTTGACGCCATGAGCGAGCAGGACTGCCGGGAAGCCCTGAAGGACGTTTTGCGCGATGGTTTCGCGAAGGACCAAGAGCTAGTGGAGCTGAAGACCATCAGCCACAAGCTGGACAGCATGTTGGTCAAACTCATCGACCTCTTCATCGCAGGCCACTTCTCCAAGCTGCATGCGGAGTTGCAGTGCATGGCGGTCTACCTGCAGGAGCGGCGCGCTCAGCAATCAGCAAGGAGGGCGCACTGATGAACAATGGCGCCACGCAAAGCCTATGCGGCCTCAGCTTGAGCCCCTTCGCTCGGGACGTACTGATAGAACGGCAGCGACAGATCCTCCAGGAAGGCTTCAGCCCCAACCATGACGCCGAGCACCGGGGCGGTGAACTGGCGCTGGCCGCTACCTGCTACGCCGACGAAGCCGTTACGCAGATCTGCCAGCCAGAGCGAGAGCCGTGCCTGACGCAACTGGTGCCGGGCTGGTGGCCGTTCGAGCCATCCTGGTGGAAACCCAGCCTGGACGCTCGAAAGAACCTAGTGAAGGCCACGGCGCTGCTCCTCGCACAGGGTGACGCGATCGACCTGCAGATTGATATCGAGCTGGAGGGTCGTCCCCATGGCTGATGTTTTGGAGATCGACTGCTCCGAGTGCAGCACGCCGTACCCCGAAATCACCGCGCGCTCTGCAGCTCATGACCCGAGCCTGATCGACCTGGTGATCACCTGCAGCAACTGCGGACACATCCTGAATGCGTTCGTCTCCCTGGCTGAGATGAGCGTTGTACCGAATCCCGAAGAGGAAACCTCCCATGGCTGAACAAGCAGTGCATGTTCCCGCCGGGTACCGCATGGACGCCAAGGGGCGCCTGGTACCTGAAGAAATGATCAAGCCCATTGACCTGGAGCGCGACCGCCTTGTGCAGGAGATCGTTGCCAAGGGGAAGGTTCTGAACAAGGCGTTGCTGGATTTCAAACTGGCCACATTCGGCGATATCGAAGCCTTCATCACCCTGTCGGCCGAGCAGTACCAGGCGAAGGTAGGAGGCAAGAAGGGCAACGCCTCTCTGGTCAGCTTCGACGGTCGCTACAAGGTCATTCGGGCCATGGCCGACAACATCGCCTTCGACGAGCGCCTGCAGGCGGCCAAGGCGCTGATCGACGAGTGCCTCCACGAATGGACGGAAGGTGCTCGCGCGGAGGTCATCACGCTGATCAACGATGCGTTCCGCGTGGACCAAGCTGGGAACATCCGTACCGGCAGCGTGCTTGCCCTGCGCCGCCTGCAGATCGATGACGAACGTTGGCAGCGTGCAATGCAGGCCATCGGCGAGGCTGTCCAGGTCGTGAGCACCAAGGCGTACGTGCGTATCCAGGAGCGGGTCGGGGACACCGACCAGTACCGCTCCATTCCTCTTGATATCGCGGGGGTGTGAGATGGCCGAAGAGATCAACATCGACACCATCATGTCGCAGGCCCAGGTCTTCGCCAGCGCCTGGTCGCTGGTCGGGGGAACATTCGACGACGGCCACGCCATCGAGAATGCGGAGGAAGCCAAGGCTAAATTGCGCGAGATGCTGGAAGACTTCTGCTCAAACACTGACCTGCAGCGCGTGGCCGAGTTGCTCGTTTCCTGGCACCAGAGAGGCATAGGCAATATTGACCAGGTTCTGAGCGCGCCGTCAGGGATGGAAATCCACCTGGGTGACGATCCGATCGTGCTGAGCGGCCCGAGGGCTATAGGGTTTCGAATGGGTCTGCAGGTCGCTCGCCTCTGGCTTGGCGAACTGCCGCTGTCTCTCAGTACGAACGAGCCGGTAGAGGAGGTGTGAAGTGGCTAGCAATCTCGAAGTAGTCACCCAACTGATGGAGTACTCGCGCTCAGGTCCATTGATGCAAGTGATGATTTTCCAGGCCCTGGACCAGTTCAGCAGCGGCGTTCTGGCCAGCCCGGAGGGTTCCTTGCGCAATGCCATTGTCTCGGAAGAGGCTTGGAGAGCTTGCGCGAAGGAAATCCAGCAGACCCTTTCCAAGCACTTGCTGGAGCAATGACATGGAGCGCTACCACTCAACGGCCGGCGATCCACCTCGGCGTGATGCTGACGTAAAGCGGCAGGAGGCCCAGGAGCTGGACGAACTGGTTCAGCAGTTCTTGGCCGGCGGCGGGCAGATCGAGAAAGTCGGGTACAAGATGCGCGAGCTGCCGGACACTTTCGTCATCAACCCCATGAAGACGCCGGTATACAACGGTGCCCTGGCCGAGAACTCGTCGCTCAAAGCCAAGCCTGCCGCACCGCGCGCGCAAGCAAAGACCGAGCCCCAACGCTCACCAGCGCCCGTGCCGGCTTTGCAGCCGGCTCCTGGCGTGAACCCGAAGGTCTGGTTGAGCCGGATGATCGCCGCCCAGGCGCTGCTGGCCGCGCAGACGGCCAGGCTCGCTCGCGAACTGGGCGTCAGCGATGCCGAGCTGCGCCGGCTGGGTCGTCGGCATGGCATGGAGGTGTTCCATGGCACTCGCTAGGGGGCTGCTCAGCAAGATCCACATCGCTCGTCAGCAGCTCGGCCTGCAGGACGATGTCTATCGGCAGAAGCTGCAGGTGATGTTCGGCAAGGGGTCGGCGCGGGATCTGAACCTGCGCCAGGCCGAGCAGTTGCTGACGGAGTTCAAGCGCCTGGGCTGGCAACCACAGCCCAGCAAGCGAGCAGCCGGTAAGCCGCATAACTTCAGTCAACTGCCCGCCGAGGTCCAGGTCATCGAGGCGCAGTTGGCCGAGATGAGGCTGCCCTGGAGTTACGCCGACAAGATCGCAAAGCAGATGTTCGGCGTGGCCAAGGTCGCCTGGCTGAAGAAACCAGATCAGCTCACGGCAATTCTGGCGGCGCTGCATGTCGAGCAGGAGAAGCGGTACCTACTCGCTGAAGTGGATCGGCTCTGCCTGGGCCTGGGCATTGAGCATCCAGAACAGGCGGCCGGCTTGGAACAGCTGCCGAAAGGATGGCGGCGGCAGCGTCCAATCCTCAAGGCCCTGGT